CCTTTTTCTACCCATTCTTTATGTAAAATCAATATACAATCTTGATGAATTGCCTCTAAGAAAGTATATTGAGTACCACCACCATCACCTTTAATTACTGATAAATCAACTACATATTTACAATTATTTAATATATCTTTATCCCCTACTGATATTGGTAATGTTTTAGCGAATCTACCTCGCCAATACTTAAGAAATTCTTCTTTTAAATTCATTTTATCTTTTAAAGTAAATTCAACATATAATCTATTTTCTTTACCATAAATTTGTATTTTATTACAGTCATCTTTAATTAATGGATTAGATCTTAAAATAACATGGGTTTTTTTATCGAAATCTATTCTACTTATAGATATACATTTATCTGATACATTATTTTTATAAGTATTTCTATCATATTCATAAAAAGGGTGATATTTAAATTCAGATTGAATATTATGATTAATTAATAAATTTTGTTTTACTGCTTCTCTAATTGTTATGACATTCACTCGTTTAAGAAATTGTTGGACTGGTACGCTTTTAAAATCATTAGGATCATGCATGACAATACTTGTATTATCAGGAAATTTATCAAGATATTTATAATAATGTTTATCTAATGCTACTATAAGAATATTACCTTTTTCAATAAGATCATCAATAGAAATATTTTGATATTTAACACCATAACCAAAATCTCTTTTATTCTTCTCAGTTCTATTTGATTTTGATATTTTAAATAATGGATAATTATATTTAAGTGATAAATGCGCAGTCATTGTCACCCACCCACCGAATGTTGGATTTGCTAAGTATGCTAAATTATATCCCATTTATATAAGAAAAGATAAAAAATTTTAAAAGAAATCGTATTTTTCAGTCAAGCGTATTTTTTTGATGGGTCCAGGTGAACCTCCAGATTTTTCTTTTGGTTTAAAGTTTTGAGTTAAATTAGGTTTTGTTTCCATACCACCACCTTTTTTATGGATCCTTTCTAAACAACTAAATAATAGAGAGTCCATTTTGGTACCACCACTTTTATCTGTTTTTTCATCCGATCCAATATCATTCGCTGCCTCTGCTGCACCCCATCCTGGAGCAGTATTGGCTAGAAAACTTTGACCCAAGTCCATTTTTTCTGTAGGATCCTTATCGTCATTACTTTTATATCCTTCATCTAAATCTTCTACTATATCACCTTCATCTTCATCTTCATCTTCATCTTCATCTTCATCTATATCTGAACCATCTATATCCCCAGATATAATAGTTAATTTATCATCTTTTACTGGTTCAATATATGATATATCTGATTTTATTTTCTGTTCAGAAACTTCTTCATCATCTTCATTTGGTAGTTCTTCTATATCTGAATCAGGTTCTTCTTCTTTTTCAATTTGAATTTTCTTTTTCTTTTTAACTTTTTTAAGTTCAATAATTTTATTAGATATTCTTATCATATTTTTTTGGCATATTTCTTCCACACCGTAAATATCGATATTAGGTAAAATAGATCTTAAATTATTTTCATAATGATTTTTATTATTACTTATATAAATTAATTCTCTTATGCTATTATTTAAAACCATATCTTAATATATTATATATAATATTTAATTTAAATATATGGAACAATATTATGAAGTTGATAAAATTGAAGCAGGTATAGATGAAGCTGGTAGAGGATGTTTATTTGGTCCTGTATCTGTAGCATCTGTGATATGGTTAAATGAAGAACCTAATCATGATATTATAATAAAAGATTCTAAAAAAATGAATTTGAAACAGAAAAATATTGCTTATGATTATATTTTAGATAATTCAATTGCTTATTCACATAAATTCATAGATAATGATGAAATTGATAAAACAAATATATTAAAATCAACAGTAAGAGGTATGCATTTATGTTTAGATGATATTATAGACGAGTTAGATATTGATACTATATTAGTGGATGGTAATCAATTTGATTATTATATTGATTCTTCTGATAATTGTATAGATCATAAATGTATTATAGATGGTGATAATAAATATAAAAGTATAGCATGTGCATCTATTTTAGCAAAAGTTAAAAGAGATAATTATATAATTGAATTATGTGAAGAATATCCAGAGTTAAAGAAATATGATATTCATAATAATAAAGGATATGGTACAAAAAAACATTTGGAAGCAATAAAAGAATATGGTATAACTAAATGGCATAGAAAAACATTTGGCATCTGTAAAGAATATGCTTAATTATAATATGGTTCTGAATTCTTATTAATATATATAGGTTTTTCTATTTTATCACTTAATTTAAATTCCATAGTTGTAGAACCAGGTGCTGATATACCACTAATAGATTTATCTATACTATGAATATTTACGGTTTCTTCTGGTTTAATTCCTAAGTATATTATATTTTTAGGTTGTTTATGATCAACTATATCTGAAACATTTACTTGTTTAGGATGTTTTGGTTGTTTATAGTGTTTTGGTTGCTTATAATGTAAATCTTTAAAATATTTCCTCCTTGGTTCATAGTAATCAGTAATAAAAATATTTTCAACATATTTATTAGATAAAATTTTTTCCTCTAAATCTTTAATATTATCAAATAAATAAATTATTAATAATAATATTACAATCAATATTACAGTTGTATTATTAAACATTATATAATATATATAATATATTTTAATCAAAATCAATTATAATTTTCTTTTTATTACAAATAATAAAGTATCTATAATTTTTAATACCATTTATATATTTTTCTTTCATCTTCAAATTATAATCTATATATTTTAAGAACTGTCTTAAAATAGTTATACATTTTTTTGCATCAATATCATTTAAATATTTTTTTGCTTTACAAGGTATATAATATATTAATAATTTATCTTTTAATTCTATTATTTTTTCAATTATATCAGAATTTAATATATCATGTTTGGTAAAATGAAATTCTTCATTATCTAATGAATCTATCTTAAATATATCTATTAAATCAGAAATAATATATCTATCCGGATTTCTTCTAAATAATTGACTTTTCATTGATATATTATTTAATATTTTAAGTTAAAATAATTATAAATATTAATAATATAGAATATTAAATGGATGAAATTATTAATAGTAAAGTTAATGTATGGGATGTAATAGATACTTACTTTAGAGATGAACCCTATTATAAATCACAACACCAAGTAGATTCTTTTAATGAATTTATTTATTCTAAAGATAATGGTATTCAACATATCATTAAAAGAGAAAATCCTCTTCATATTTTTAAAGGCGATAAAGGTGATGGAAATTTTAAATATCAAATAATGATTTATTTTGGTGAAACTTTAAGTGAAGAAACAAGTGTACCAATTGAAGGCATTGAAAATATATTTATATCATCACCTACTATATATGATAGTGATAATGATAATACTAAATATATGTATCCTAATGAAGCACGTTTAAAAAATTATACATATAGATCTTGTGTATTCTGTAATATTGGTGTGAAATATATTTTAAGTGATGGTAATATTGTAATAAAAAATTTTGAGAAATTAAATATAGGTTTTATACCTATTATGATCCATTCTAAACTTTGTATATTGAATGGATTAGATTCTGTAAAATTATCTGAATTAGGTGAATGTCCTTATGATCAAGGAGGATATTTTATCATAAATGGTAAAGAAAAACTCGTCATATCACAAGAAGGTAAAATTAATAATGTATTATATATAGTAAAAGGTAATGATAATAATATTATAGATGGTATAATTAAATCTGTATCTACAAAAGGTTTTCAATCATCTAGAAGTAATTATATATATTATACTAAAAAAAATTTCAGAGTCAATATAGGTGATGAATTAGTATATAAAAAAGAAAATATTTTTACAGTAAGAATAAAAGGTTTTGCTAATAATAGTGGTGCTGATATAAATATTCCATTATTTATATTATTTAAAGCATTAGGATTTAATTCTGATAAAGAAATATTATCACATATTATCTATGAATCAGATAATAAATCTTTAAAAAATGATTTATATAATTTAATTTTACCATCTATTAAACATTCACAACCAATATATAAACAAGAAGATGCATTTTATTTATTATCATTGAATACAAAAGGTAAGGAAATTATTAATGTTATAGATATTTTAAATAATAATTTATTTCCTAATTACGAAGATAATTTATATATGAAAGCATTGTTTTTAGGATATTCTATTAGAAAAATATTATTAACTCATTTAGGTTTATTAAATTATACAGATAGAGATTCATATACTAATAAAAGAATTGATTTAGCTGGTTCATTATTATTAGAATTATATCGAGAATTATGGGGTATATTCAAAAAAAATTTATCTTTAAAATTGGATTATGAATTTAAATCAATAAATAAATTATTAATGATTGATGAAAAAAATTTAGTTAATATAATTAATGAAAATAATCTTAATGTAATATTTAATAATTCAACTATGGAATCAATTACTAAATCATTTGGTGCTAGATTCGGTACTGCAATATCTTCTAGACAAGGTATTGTTCAAGATTTAAATAGAAATGTTATGTTAGGTACTTTATCTCATATAAGAAGACTATCATATCCATTACCAGCAGGATCTAAATCATTTGGACCTAGAAAACTTCATAATTCACAATGGGGTTTTGTATGTCCTACTGAATCGCCTGATGGCGGTAATGTTGGTATAATAAATCATCTTTCTATTATAGCAAAAGTCACTACAAATATATCAGAAGAAGGTATCATAGAATGTTTAAAAGATATTAATTTATTATTCATTGATGATATTATTATAGATGATTTATACACCAATACAAAAGTATTTTTAAATGGTCGTATAATTGGATTATATATGAATACCTCATTTTTATATAAATATCTTAAATTACTTAAGTTAAATAGTATCATAAATGTTAATACATCTATATCATGGGATATAAAATCTAATGAATTTCATATATATACTGATAGTGGACGGATAATTCGTCCTGTATTTTATCTTAAAAAAAAAGAAGATGGAAGCAAATATAATGAATTAATTAATAAAGATTATTCATATATTGAAACATGGAGTAAAGCTATTCATGGTTTAATGTATGATGAACATGATAATGTTTCTATTTATGATACAGAATATCATAAAGATATTTTAAATGATATTAAAAAGAAACCTGATTTTATGAGATATTTAGAAGAAAAAGCATCATGTATAGAATATATTGATTCAATTGAAAGTGAAAATTCATTCATATCAAAAGATATTTATTCTGCATATGATGAAGATAAAAATTATTCACATTCAGAAATACATTCATCACTTATTTTAAGTGCCTTATCGGTTAATATTCCATTTTCGAATCATTCACAATATCCAAGAAATGTATTCTCTTGTCAACAGACAAAACAAGCAGTAGGTGTATACTCAAGTGCTTATAATACAAGGTTTGATATTACCGGTCATATTCTTTATTATCCACAAAAACCTATAATTACTACAAGATATAAAAAATATACTGATGTAGATAAATTACCTTACGGTATAAATGCAGTTGTTGCTATTGCTAGTTATTCAGGATATAATCAAGAAGATGCTGTTATGATTAATAAAACTGCTATTGATAGAGGATTATTTAAATCAACATATTATAGAAGTTATAGTGAATCAGAAGAAGCAGACAAAGGAAAAAAAATATATTTTGCTAATCCCTTATATCAAAAAAATGTTGTTAAAAAAGATTTATCTAATTATAGTAAATTAGATGATAATGGTTTTATTAAAGAAGGTGAAGATATCACAGAAGAAGATGTTATCATAGGTAAATGTGCAAATACTGTTAATGATAAAGGTAAAGAAGTAACTAAAGTATATGGTGAAAAAATAAAACCAGGAACATATGGCACAGTTGATAAAGTTATTGTAACTAAAATAAATGATGAATTAAGAAATTGTAAAGTACGTGTTAAAAAAATTAGATCACCAGGTATAGGTGATAAATTTACCTCCAGATGTGGACAAAAAGGTATGTGTGGATTAGTATTAGAACAATGGGAAATGCCTTTCACTAATGAAGGTATCACACCCGATATTATAATTAACCCACACGCGTTACCAAGTCGTATGACTATTAATCAATTATTTGAAGTAGTTTTAGGTAAATCATGTTGTATGGGAGGATTTTTAGGTGATTCAACACCATTCTTAAATAATGATATAAATGAATATTTTGAATCCTTGAAAAATTATGGTTATGAAAAATATGGTGATGAAATATTATATTCTGGTATTACTGGTGATCAAATACATACAAATATATTTATAGGTCCCACTTATTATCAACGTCTTAAAATTATGGTTGAAGATAAAATGTATTCAAGAGCTACTGGACCACTGCAACATATGGTAAGACAACCCGCCGCAGGACGATCACAGCAAGGTGGTTTAAGAATAGGTGAAATGGAAAGAGATGCCATAATCGCATATGGTACTTCAGATTTCTTACAAGAATCTATGATGAAAAGGTCTGACGCGTATAATATGAATATTAGTGAAACAAGTGGTATGATATCATATGATAAAAATAATAAAAATATTTGTAATATTGAATTACCTTATTCAACTAAATTATTCCTTCAAGAATTACAATGTATGTCTATTATACCCCGTTTAAATACTAATATAACTGATAATAATATTTCAGCACTAGACCATTTAATGAAATCAGATGATATTAATAATGAATTAATGGATGATGATAATGATTATGATGATGAAATATCTGATGAAGAAGATTAATCCTTCCACTTGTGAGGATGAATACCTCTAAAATAACATATTTCTTGTCTATCTTCTGTTATTAATCCACACCACCTACTATCTTCAGTTTGATGTCTACTACAATAATCTGTATCATTTATTCTTAACCAATAACATTGTCCACCATATCCTCCATTTATTCTTCTTGCTAAACATTTATATGGATTTACTCTTCCTTTTTCTCTTATCATTTTAGGTTTTTCTTTTTTATAATATTTATTTTTTTTACTCATATCTATGTCTGATTCTAGTATTTTATTTACTAATTCCTCAATATAATCATCAATATCGTCATTTTTACATTTCTTCTTAAATTCCTCGCTTAACCCATGATTTTTATATTTCTTCTTGAATTCCTCAATTAATCTGTTTTTTTGTATATCAATTATTTTATCATAAATATCAAAATTCATCAATTACTTGGTTTATAGTATTTTCAACTAATTCATTTATCAAATTTTTTCTATTTATCTCAATTAATTTTTTGTCTAAATATTCAAATATCAAATTTAAATCATCATAATTTATTATATATTTTGGATATTTTTTTATTATTAATTTATATATCTCATCATCTAAATAATTTATTTTACGTCTTGTTCTATTCGTCTTATAAGGATTAGATATTAAATAACATAATAAATCATCTTTATCCATTATATAAATTAATTATATTAATCATAAATATATAACATATATTTATCATTTATAAATTTAACATTACTTATATTTAAATTCATAAATCCTTTATCATCATATTCATTATTTAATATTTTTAATATATTATTTTTTAATTTAATATTTATATTTAATTTATCATTTATATAATTTATTATATCATTTAATAATATATTATCTTCATCACATAATGTAATATATAAGAATTCTTCATTTTTATATATTTTATAATCATTTATTCTTATATGAATACCATTCATCCATGCATTATTTAACTTATATAATATTTTATAACCATTTATCTTTTCTAATAAATTAATATTATTTATATCTATATTGTTCTTATTTAGGATTAATTTCATTCTTATATTAATGAATAATCTTTTTCAAGATTATAAACATAATAAAGATTTTACAGAATTAATTCATTATAAATTAG